TTAGCCGGTAACGCTGCTGCTTGTGCGTCTAGATTGCTCTAGAGGAACAAGCCCGCTAGTCAGGAGATTACTTTGAGCTAGCCGTTTCTCAAGCCCCTAGCTTTAGCTATGGGGTCCCTGACTTTTCACAAATTCCGCACTCCAAACGCTCATATCCCTGGCGACTTCCTCCCACTCTGGACTGCCTATCTGGTAAACTTCTCGCCGTCCGCCAAAGTAAATGACCTTGATGGAGTGCTTCGCGTCCTCACATGGTTGCTCTTGCTCTTCCCAGAGTGATAGTTGCGCAAATGTTGTGGTCATGATGCCAGCTCTCCTTCTACCTCTCCTTCCACCACAAGGTTGGTGAACAACGTATACTCTGGCTTAAAGCCCAGTGTCACCTCGCCTACAGGCCCGTTGCGATGCTTCGCAATAATCAAGTCGGTTTGTCCTTTCCGTTCCGTGGCAGGATTATGCAGTTCATCGCGATACAGGAACATCACCACGTCGCTATCCTGCTCTATCTGACTCGATTCCTTCAAATCTGAGAGTTGCGGTACTTTTCCTGCTCGGCTCTCTACCTCTCGGTTGAGCTGTGCTAGCGCCAGGATAGGGACGTCAAGCTCTTTGGCCAGAGCCTTAATCGCCATGCTGATTTCAGCGACCTCTAAATGACGCTCCCTGATGCGCTTACCGTCATCAGTGAAGGCCCTCATGAGTTGCATGTAATCAATCACGATGAGGTCTAAGCCGTATTTGGCTTTCAACCGACGAGCCTTGCTTCTCAGCTCAGTCGTCGAGAGGGCCTGCGTATCGTCAATGACGATGTGGTGATGCTCAAGTTCGATAATGGCATATTGGGCGCGTTCCTGCTCTTCTGTTGTGAGCTGCCAGGGGGTACGTAACCGACGGCCATCCAGTAGCGCACGCATGGAAACGAGTCGGCCAAAGAGTTCCATCTTACTCATTTCCATGGAAAACACAGCCACGCGTGTGTTGTGGTGAAAGGCCGCATTGTAGACCATGGAAAGCGCAAGGCTAGTTTTACCCGTGGCAGGCCTGCCTGCCAGCACCACCATGTTTTGCGGTTGGAAGCCGCCCAGCATAAAGTCGAGCAGGTGAAAGCCGGAAGGTACGCCACTTATCTCACCCCGATGCTTTGAGAGCGTCGAGAAACGCTCCAAGTAGTCATAGGACACTTGTGCCAGTGTCTGGAAGTCCTGCTCATGAGCAGGGGCTCCAATTTGCGTCAACCCCGCGTCTAACCGTTCGAGAATGGCGTCAGCGTCACGGTTCTCATGTGCGTCATTCATGCCACGTTGGCAGGCTTGCATAATCTGGCGCCGTTTGGACTCGTTGACGACAATGCGAGCGGCCTGGGCTGCGTCATCCTGTAAGCTGACGCACTCAGAGAGAGAGATGAGGTAGTTGAATACTTCATCGTCGTGAAGGCCCATCTCATGCTCGATAGCGACCGCATTAATCATCTCGCCTTTGTCATAGAGGCGCTTCATCGCGGTATAAATCTCAGGATGCCGCTTGCTATACACATAGAAATCGTCTGGCTCAAGGAGAGCCGCAACCTCGTCCATCGGGTTATCGTATTGCATGCAGCAGGCGAGGACTTGTCTCTCTGCTTTCTCATCGTGTGGAAGCATTGGGGTCATGGCTATTTCCCTCCTTTTATCAAGGCCATATATTCAGCAAAGGCTGGGTCGGTTTCTTCAACACGTTTACGTCCGGAGACGCTCTTAGGCGACGGCGCTTTCTTTTTGCCATTGAGCCGGTGCCAATTGTTTTTGACATGCTCTGGCGTAACCGTCTCGCCAGGCACGAGCTGATACACTTTTTGCACATTCTCCCAGTTGGCATCTGGCTGCTCAGCGAGCCAAATGAGGGCTTCATCTCCCCATTTTGTATCACCATAGGTGCCGTACTCAGTTAGCCAGAGCTTCCGCAAAGCAAGAGCCTTGAGTAACAATTCTTTGGTGGTACCGTCCTTGAGGTAGGCTTTTGCCCACTTCTGATGCAACGCCAGTTCTTGCTTAGAGAGCCTAGGCTTGTTTACCTGTGACTTATCAGTCGCTGGCGGTGAACCAACTACGTTGTCATCGAGGGGAAAAACGCCACGTACACCTTGTGGGGAAAAAGAGGGGGGGAAATCAGGTGTACGTGGCGTGGGGGCACTCATAGCAGTCTCAGCCCTACTACGAGCCTGTGGTGTAGTAGTGGCTGTTGTCTCTGCTACTTGATCTCTCGAAGAAGAAGAAGAAGAATTGAGAAAAGACGTGTGTGTGTCTTGCGTGGGTGATGACTCTGTTGGAGGTGTACTCACACTTTTTTTCTTAGTGTCTTTCTCTAAGTGTCTTTCTATAGTGTCTTTCTCTGTACGATATGAAGAACCTTCACGCTGATGTGAACTTTCTTCACCTTGATATGAAGAACCTTCACGCTGATGTGAACTTTCTTCATATCCACTATCATGTTCCATGTGAAGCTTCTTCACATCCATCTCATCTATTTGAGAAGACTGCATCTTAAGAGCGTACGACTTTACTTTTCTTGCCTTATCTGTCTCATCGAGTTCATACTCAAGGTATCCATGCTCTACAGCGGCTCTCAACCCATCTATCACACTCCGGTTGCTAAGTCCTGTACCCTCATCCATCCGCATATCGTCGTTACGTTTGCGCCCATGCATAAATTCGTCAGTGGTGATGGCCTTTTTGATACCATACTCATGAAATCCCCAGGTATGACGAATGACATAGATGATCACCTTCAATTCTGCCAGGTTGGTGATATGAGCAATGATATTAATCATTTCATTGGGCAGAGAGAAGAAATTCTTCGTAGGCGCAGGGAAGCCCGCAAACTCTTTCCCTTCGGGTGTATCGCTCATACGGCCACCTCGATATCTTCCACCTGAGGCTCATCAAAGAGTGTGGCCTGTGTGCGGGCCTGCAAGATTTTGTCGAGGTTGCGCCGTGCTGTGGTGAAGTAGGACGGCTTGAGCTCGCATCCAACAAATTTGCGGTTGAACTTGAGAGATTGGTGCCCACTACTGCCAATGCCGGTAAAAGGATCGAGAATGGTTTCACCAGGATTGCTCCATAACCTGATGCATCGTTCGATGGTACTGAGTTGTAAAGCGCACACATGACGCTCATCTTTAGCATCTTTGCCCTCTGCCGTGTTGAGGGTTTCACTCTCACGTATGTCATACCATACAGGATGCGCCCATGTGATCCATTCCTCATTGGTGATATCAGGATGAATAGGGACTTGGTTATCGCCGGATTTTCTGAACACAATGATGTAGTCTGCAAGCCCTGGTCTCATCCATGAGGAATCCTTATGGAGCTGTATAAATGCAAGCCCTTTTGCATGGGTGCGTATAGCTTGGACTTGTGGCGATTTGTCAATGGTTACTTCCCCATGAAAGATAAAACCACTCCTCATAAATGCCCTAATCACATCACCTCTGAAGTCCTTCAACCCAATGTACCCATCATTGACAAGGGAAGATGCGACTTGCTGCACATGAACGCAACAGTTACGGCCTGGTTTCGTCACTCTGAGCAAATGATCAATGATGTACTTGAAGTGCTGAAAAAACTCATCAGCATTCTTGCTATTCCCCATGTCTCTCTCTGTCGGGCTGTAGCAATATAATGAGAGAAAAGGCGGACTGAACACTGAGAGGTCAATGCTGTTCTCTGGTATTTCTGCCAGACGCTCACTGCTATCGCCGAGCATCAAGGTATAGTGCTCATTCTTCACTGTTTGAGGATTGTAGTCGTCACGATTTTTCACGTTGTTGAGTTCTTCCTGCTCAAAGGTTTTCACATGGGCAATCAATTGTTGGCTCATGGAGTTAGCTTCTTGCTCCTTGCGCATCACATTGCTATATATCTCTTGTTCAATTTCAGAGAGGATGATTTTGACATTGACGGGATGCTGCTGCCCAAACCGATAGCACCGACGGACACATTGATAATAGAGTTCAAAGCTGTCATTCAATCCCACAAAGGCCATGTTATGGCAATTCTGGAGATTGATACCGAATCCAGCGATCTTTCCTTTGGTCACCAGTATGCGATAGCGACCCTCTTGGAATGCCTCAATAGCTGCTATTTTTGCGTCTGGACTATCGCTGCCAGTAACCTCGATGCTGTCCGGTATGGCACGAGCGAGCAGAGTACTTTCATTGTTCATCCCAGTCCAAAGTATCCATTGCTCAGAATTGGATTGCACGAGATTTACGGCGCATTGTACCCGCTCTTCAAGAGTCCCCTTACGAGCTTGTGACCTGTCGGCAATGCCCTTCATGCCAGTGTAAAACAATGCTCCCTCTGGCGTGTAGTCTGTTGCCACTATGACGGGATTCACTGTAAGAGGAGGGAGGATATAGCCATCGTCTCTAAATCCGATGTCTGACGGCTTTTTCACACTCATAGACCAGGAAGCCATCCATCGATAAAAAGCTTCCTGAGCATGACCCTTGAGTCTCCAACCGTTACCAGATCCCTTGTCAGAGTCATGCACAAAGAACATGGCTAGCATCTCTACTCGCGACATAATACCGAGAAATTCAGCATGATTAGCGATCTCGGTGATGTCGTTGGGTGCCGGGGTCGCTGTGCAACACAGGCGGTATGGCACTTCTGCGAACATCTCTATGAGCTTTTCCCTGGTGATGCTCGTTAGACCCTTAAGTATGCTGCTCTCGTCTAGTACAACTGTACCAAAGTCAGCAGGATTGAAATGCTCCATCATCTCATAGTTGGTGATATTAATGCCATCGATAAGGTCATCACCAGAGCGCGTATAGTGGCATTCTATCCCTATTTTCTTTGCCTCATTGACAGTTTGCCTAGCTACAGAAAGAGGCGCAATGATGAGCGTGCGCTGGTTGGTGAGACGTGCGAACTCCAACTGGCAAAAGGTTTTTCCCAAACCCGTATCAACGAATAGTGCGGCCCGTCCTTTCCGCAATGCCCACTGGACGAGCACTTTCTGGAAATCGAACAGGTTAGGGTGAATATCATCAAGAGGAATATCAATACCGGCTGATTGCTTTGTTTCTCGTTTGGAGTCAAGGAATTGATTGTAGTTCACGCTGCACCTCCGACATGGAGGTGAGAAAGCAATTTATAGATGAAATGCGCGCAAAATTTAGATACCCGGACAAACTCGCTATAATGAAGATTTCCGCTACTTGCTCTTCCGCTTTCCGAAGAGCTAATCAGAATAGTTAACACAGTTGACCCCTTTCAAAATTAGTATCCCCCTTGCTACTTCTGATTTGGGTTGACA